GACTGACAGACAAGGAGAAGAAAGCCCTTGAAAAAGCTGAGAAAGAAAGGTTAGCCATAAAAGAGAAATATCAGCAAAGCGAACTGGCATTGATGGATGAAGGACTTGAAAAACAGATTAAATCCATCAGTCTGAATTATAGCAGGCAAATCGCAGCAATCAGAGGTAACAGTGAGGAGGAAAGCGCTACTAGAAATAACCTTGCTGAAAAGATGGAAAAGGAAATCTCTGATGCTAAAATCAAATTTGCCCTAGACGCTGAAAAAAATAATCTTTCAAATCGTATGGCCATAATACAAAAAGGTACTCAGGAAGAACTAGACCTTAAGATAAAGATGCTTGATCTGGAGCGTGAGGAGGAGATGAACACCGCCGAGAAATCCGGTGAGGATGTCTTTCTTATTGATGAAAAGTATAAGAAAAAAAGACAGGGTCTGTTGGAAGAATTCGCATCCGAACAGATTCTCCAAATTGCTGATAATGCGGCAGCCGAACAGGCTGTGCGTGACAGGCAGTTCCAGACAGATTTATTAAATCTGAAAAGACGCAAAGAAACAGAGAACATGTCTTCCGAGCAATATGCAGAAGAAGAATACCTAATCAAACTTGATTATGTCCGTAAAACTACAGAAGCCGCCATTGATGCCATTGAACAGGAATTGAATGTTGACAACTTAAGCGCAAAAGACCGGAAGAAACTTACCGAGGAATTATGTAAGTTGAAAGCTGATCTGGCTAATAAGGAAGCAGATGCCGAGATTACAGCCATTGAAAAAATTAACAAGGCGGAAGAAAAAGCTTACAAGGAACGCATCAAGAATCTGAAAAAATGGCTTCAGACAGCATCACAGGCTGTCAGTACCATCGGCGATCTGGTCGGAACCTTGTATGACGGGCAACTGGATAAGATAGAGGAAGAGTCCGAAGCGAACACTGATGCCCATGACTCGGAAATAGAAAGAATAGAATTGCTAAAGGAGCAGAAAATTATTTCTGAGGAAGAAGCGCAGGCCAGAAAGCGTGCCGCAGAGGACAAGACCCGTAAAAAGGAAGAAGAATTGGAAAAAAGACGTCAGGATATCCAATATAAACAGGCTGTTTGGGATAAAGCTGCAAATATCGCCAATGCTAGCATAGCAACAGCACTAGCAATAACCGAAGCACTACCTAATTTTGTACTGGCTGCATTAGTCGGAGCCATGGGCGCTGTACAAGTCGCCACTATCATGGCAACTCCGATTCCCAAATATGCCAAAGGAACTGACAACCATACAGGAGGTCCTGCCATTGTCGGCGATGGCGGCAAGAAAGAAATTGTCGTCTACAGTGGCAAAGCATGGATAACACCTGATGTTCCTACGCTTGTAGACCTTCCCCGTGGGACCCAAGTACTCCCCGATGCCGGCCTATACCATCTGTCCTCCGTTGACTTTCCCAATATCAGCCAGCAACACGTTGGAAAAACAGAGAACAATATTGTGGTCAACAACGATTACTCCTCCTTAAACCATGAATTGAAAGGAATGCGTAGTGATATGCGTAAGATGGCAAAGCAGCAGCATCGTGATGCCTATGATTTTAATTATGAACTTTATAAAAGAACCAGATTATGATTGAGAGATTGAACCAGCTGTCACTGGCACAATTCATTGAATTGTCCTGTGGTGACAATTCTGTGTTGCTTGAAGAAAATGAGAATGCCTCTGAGAAAGAAATGAAACAACTTGCATCCCGGTTCATCCTTGAATACAGGACACTCATGAATCCAACTGGTGTAAAAGCCATAATGGCTGAGAAAGAAAATGCCTTGAAGATTGACGCCCGGATCTTCCTGTTAAAACTATGCAAATCGCTTTGTATTCTTGAAGGATACGAACAGGTGAGGGAAGCTCTAAAAGAGAGCCTCCCTGCTAACCTGACGGATGACCGGCTCAAAAAGGCCGTTGAGAATATGTTACATGAGGCTGAATTCTATAAAAAAAGAACAGAGGATATGGCTGTAGCAGATAACCCTGCCATAAATGAAAATGCGATCCGTGCCTCCTTTGATTCTGAAATAGCGTTTGTCATGACTTATTTTAAAATGCAAATTGACATACATACAATAAATGCCGCTGTTTACGCTAACATAGTCCAGCGCGCCAATACTGAAATAAGATTAAGAACAAGGAGCAGATAAAACTCCTTATTCTTTTTATTTCCACCCGCTTTTTTAAATACGTATCGAATTTTCGGACAGACAGTTAGTAACTATTCTTGAAATTACAAACAACTTACTTATGAATAATAAAAGAATAGTTAATGCCCTGGCTGCTCTCATATTGCCGGGTCTGGATCGTTTGGATCAGAAATGCAACAGGATTATTTCCGAGTTATCAGAATTGAAAAGCACCCTCCGCCACTCTGAAAGGAATATTGACACGCTTATCGACAAACTGGAAAATTCCGCAAGTGAATTATTAAAACAGGCGCAGATGTATCATCTTGAGCTTGAAAAGAATCTGAGTGAGGAATTATCATTATTCACCCTTAAAATTGTGAAAAAATGACTGATTTCAATCGTGAGATAGCAGATTTGTATCCATGGCTTTTCAAAATAGCAAGAAGATACTGTTCATCCGTATGCGATATCGAGGATCTTGTCGGTGACACCATCTATAAGGTTTTAAGCAATAAAGAAAAATTCAAGGAGGGCAGGGCTCTGAAACCCTGGTGTGAGGTTATCATGCTGAACACCTATATCACTGCCTATAATCGAAGATCACTAATCCGATTTGTGGGGTGTGACAACATTAAAGAGATATTCTCCCATAATCAAGCCTCTGATGACTTGATGGTACATGACATTCAGGCTGCAATAAGGAGATGCCATAACAGAACCTGCTGTATGGACTGTGTGGTTTACTACGCACACGGATATTCATACAAAGAAATAGGCAAAATGGTCGGAATACCAGTAAATACCGTAAGAAGCCGTATCTCTTACGGTCGGGAACTGCTGAGGAACGAACTGGATTTAACCGTTAAATAGAGTTCGTACATTTTAAATGGAAGAGTTCCTGTTTGTAAAACTTGTTTATTATGATTATCTTTATAGTACAATAAAAAACAACAAGTCAAACCAAAAACAGAACTTATGGAAACAAGAACAAATTTCAGAGTGAGGGTAATGAAGTATGCACACCAGTTATTAAAAGCTACGGGAAAGAGCTGGAGATATTGTATGCTCAAGGCATGGGAACTCTACAGGCTGGCTAAGAAAATGAGAACTGAAACAGTCAGATTCGCTTATGAAAAGACAGACGGCTCCATCAGATACACCGAAGGCACTTTGATGAACCTCCCTGCCGGCGCTACCGTAAGAGGTAAAAGAATAACGAAACCCAGCTATAAGACATTCGCTTATTTTGATGCCCGAAAGAACGAAATGAGATGCTTCAGGATAGAGAATCTGATTACAGTCTATTAAGTCTGAATAAAATCGCATTCCATTCCACTAGAAGAAAATCTCACTGATTATCAATATATTAATTTACAGTCATACTTTCCAAGAATTTCCAAGATTAAAGCCAGCCGGAGCATCGGCCGGCTTTTTCTCTATATTTGTCCGAAAGTAAAACTATGATTGTATGATTTGCAAATATTATCTGATGATTGGTTCCGATACGGTCGATACAGCTGGCAACAGTTGTATCGACGTATCACGTATGATTGCCAATATCAGTGATATAAAGACCACATACAGCCGTGTGGATTTGGGGGGTGTTGTCCGTAAATGTGGCAGTACGATAGAATTCGTTGAGGAAGCCAGAGAGCGGTTCATTTCATTATATAACAAGGACAAATTAAAATCACTGGCCTCCTTTGCCGTTTATGGCATCAGCAATAACTGGACCTACAACAAACTTTTTGAATGTCCCCATGACTTCTCCACATTCAGATATGATTCATACCGGGCAAGAATAGGCTGTATAGATAACTCCGCCGCCGCATTGATAAAGGCGAATAAAGGTACAATATATGAGTATCCTGTATCTGAGATGCGTGAAGACATTCCTTTGAATTATGATGGTGTGCGTATCCGTAATGAGGTTTCCTTCCAAATTATCGGGGAAACCGTGGAAGACAAGGAATATATGGAAAAATTTATCCCTAAAGATGCGTGGTGGTGGATTCCGTATGTAAATTATACCGTTACCAATGAAGTGAACAACCGTTCTTTTGTCACAATGGACCAGGAAGAAACCTTCTTGAAATTCGGAACAGATTGCGGATGGGGATTTCCTGCAAACTCATGCACCTCATCTTTTTTTCTGGAATGCATCGAAGATAATTATGTGACAGTAGATTTTTCCAACTTTTACATAGAATCTAAAAAATTCGGTCATGTACTATGTAAAATAACCACATCAGGCAATATACAGCTTCTGACATGCGGTTACTCAAATCTTCTGGGTCTTGATGCGAATACGAACACAAGCGCAGTCAAATGGAGCGGGAAGCTACTTGCCGGTGAGAGATTGCAATACGCTATATTCAACCATCAGCGTATGTCCGTTCAAGATGGAAGAACGGTCAGAATTCATAATAATACCGGTATCACATCATGGAATGACTTGGGCGATCCTGTCAATATTGATGTGATATCACCCTTGAAATTGCTCAGCCGCCTACTGGAGTCCATTAGCGCCAACAGCGAACGTATTTATTGCAGCATCAAACCGACCATCCGCACATATATATCAAACGCCTTTACAGAAAAGGACAACTGGCGGTTGAACGGTTCCCGTCTTGTGGCAGCCGAAAGCATACGAAACTTTGAGAAAGCGAAAATTTATTCCTCCTTCAGCAAGTTCTGTGAATGGATGGAAACCGTATTCGGATATGTTTATACCATTGAAATGAAAAGCCGGCCCAATACCGACCTGCCCTATGCGGACATACTAAACAATAGTCATGATTTTGAAGGATTTACCACATACAAAGCAAATATTACATCCATAACAGATAATTTCACCCTACATTTCTCAACCACAGACGGTTACTTCCTAGCCATTGTGTATGCTTCCATCACTCTTGACCGTTCCCCCAATTTCCCCGGTTATGAAAGATATCAGGTTTACGACAATGCCAACAAATCATATAAAGTGCACGAAGACAGATACTATCATGATACAGTGGATGATATGTATTATCATGCAGTTTATGATGACGGTTCAAAAAAGACCTCGTTACTCGAATGCCAGCTTTATGATATCGGACTATCCGACTATGAGGGTGTACAGACTTTCGGAGGGACAATAATCTCCGTTGAGACTGACTCCGGTTCATTCACAGGTCCAGTGGATGAATCCAATATCCTGTATGTACGTAGAAGCAAACAATTCATGTATTCGGACAATGACAAATATTACAGTTCTTTCACCGGTTCATCCAATTATAACATTGCGGACCGCGCCAGAACGGATATGGTATTTTTTACAAATGAGCAATATTATGTGATTGTCGGTACCAGCCTTATGAAATGCACTTTGAAGGAAAACGTGAATGAGGGTGAGAAGGTTCCTTATGTCGTATTCAAGCATCGTGATGAGGTTTTCGGAAGTACCAATCTGAAAACCATACACTCCATATCAGAGCCTGAATACTCCGTTGACAGCAGCCGGATTTATTCCGAAATTGAAATTGGCTATGAGAAACAGGATTATGATCTTGGAAACAATGGCAATGATGAGTTCAATTTCAGCACCACCTATACAACAGGTGTAACACTGAACAACAGCAAACTGTCGCTTATATCCCCATACCGTGCCGATTGTTACGGATTTGAAGAGCTCATAGGGAAACGGGGTGAGGAAACAAGCAGTTCTGACAGCGATAAACAGGTGTTTGCCGTAAAATGCATCAACAACGGGGGAAAATATATTGTAGACCGAACCATTATGGTTGAGGGTGCCTATACCAACAGCGTATTCAATGCACCGCTGGCTCCTGTCTATATGATTGAGGCGAACAAACGTTATCTGGCTTCCTTCACCAGCCTGTTAAAGTTCGCATCAACTGAAGGTAATGCCGGCATCAAACTGGATGACAGGGCTGTGAATACGGACGTCTCCTTGGATGACCCGCTATTCGGTCCTGGAAATATCAAATTTTCCACAGACAGCTTCATTTTTCCGGAAGATTGGAACAATACGATTGTACAGATAGAATGGAACGGAATGATTTTCAAGGGGAATCTCATGTCTCTGGATGTCAAGCCGCAAGAAACCGAAGCACTTAAATATGAATTGATAGAGATAGTGTAAATTATGTATATAGTAAGTCCGTTCACTCCTATTTTTTTCAAGCCTTCTACAGATATGTGCAGGGCTTCCGGCAAATATATGCAAATATTCGCCCCGTCTGATGAAGTCATGATACAGGTTATAACACGCTCCGAATCACGACCGATTACAGGCAAGGTAATCAACATAGTGACCGGTCATGAAACAGTCATTGACTGGCAAATATGGAGCATGAACCATACTGATAAGATTTATTATCATGTTCTGACCGCACTGGCTGAAGGATGTTACCGCATTGATATCAACGGGATGGTTTCCGAACCTTTCCGTATCACGTCTGACACGTCTGAATTATCCCGAACCACCCTTATACAGTATTCGATGAAGGACAACCGACAAAGACAGGATGCTGTCTTTTGGATTTCCGACACTCAGTATTTCTTTGACTGGCGTGCTCCCGGCGGTTTCATGGATGACAACTGGGTATTCGGTGTGAATAATGAACAGTTCACCACATATGATAACAATCTGTCTGAAATTTACGCATTGGAAACTACCCAGAAGACATTCACGCTTGGTAACGCACAAGGATGTCCCGTATGGTTCGGAGAGTTACTGAACAGAATCCTCTGCTGTACTTATGTCTATTTTGAAGGGGAACGCTTTATACGGGCTGATGCCAATGTCCCTGAAATGAGCCAGCCTATTGAGGGTTATAAGAGCTATATCTTCAAACAGATACTGCAGGATATAAAGATTGTGGACTATACAGAAAGCGAGAACCTGATAAAGATACGTCGGGTTGATGACAAAAGTTTTAGAAAAGTTGCCAATAAAATATTGACTGTATGACGGAACTTGAATTACAGGAACTCACCGATAAGATCATAGCTAAGCTAAAAGCTGACAGCCTTACTATAGACCAGTTGACACAAACCAATGTGTTAACCGGCATGGATTTTCTGGAACTGAACAGCGGGCGCAAAGTTTCATTAGATGATTTACGCAAGTTCATCCGTGGCTATGGCATTTATCTTGAGATTATTTCCAAACTGGATAATGAAACAATCCCCACCGACAACAATGTATTCTCATCTCTTCGTGTCCTGTTTGAAATCTCTAAAGCGCTTGAAGAACTTAAAAAAATATACCTACGTAAGGATCAGGATGATGAAACAAAATATCTACTAAAACTCTTGGGTGGGGCAAAAATAGGTAAAAGTCTTACTGTCGG